GAGCCAGAACGCCTTGGCGCCGGGCGGGAGCGGGTGAGTGTCGGTGCGGGTCATTCGCCGCTCCTAAGCATCTGCGCGACTGTTTGCGCGCGCTGGCCGACTTGCGTAGCCCACTGGCTGTCCAGCGCCTCTGCGGCGGCGGTCTCGTAGTCGCGCTCGTGGAGCGCGGCCAGCATCCGCCTGAACGACATCAGGTTTGGCACGCCCATGTTGAACCCCATATCTACCAGCGCCATGCGCGGCTTGCGCGGCAGCTTGCGCCACCACGGCAGCCGGCGGTCCAGCCCCTCGCGGACGATCGCGACGTCTTCCTCGAGCATCCGCTGCGCAATCCGCTCGCTGATTCCGTTACCCGGACCGGCGTGATGGCCATAGCCGACCGTGACGTGCCCGCCGACGTGCGTGCCCGGCTTGATTGGCAGCCCGCTCGCGTCGTCGTAGGCGACGTGGTTGCCGGCCTCGTTGCGGCGCTCGCCTTCGTGGGCCTTGAGCATGGCGAGCAATTCCTCGTCGCGTCCTTCAGCGTCCTGCATATCATTGCCCCGCTAGCGGTTTGAGGATCTTGCCCAGGTTCGTCTTCACCGCCAGGCCCGCGAGCAGCGTGGCGATCACGGCAAGCGTCAGCACACGGGTTGCCGTGGTGAACGCGGTTGTTCGCACGGTGCGCAGTGACTTTGCCAACCCGCGTAAGTCGGCCACATCCTGCCGGGCTTCGCCATTCTCTAAGCCTAGTTCGGCCAGCGCCTGTTTTGATCCTTCCTTGGCTGCGTCTCGTAAGAGCACGTGCATCTGATGTTGTGAGAGAACGACATCACGCACGTCAGCGCGGTCGCGGCTGCCGGTCGGCTCGTCTTGGTCATCTGTCAATTGTTCCCCGCCAGGGTTTGGGTGTTAAGGCCAGTCTGTCGTGATGTCGTAGGCGATCACGCTGTCCACGTCGGTCAGTTGGCGCACCGCGTCCTTGTGATCCCACATCGTTTCCAGCGCCGCGCCGAATTTTACTTGCATCGCGTTGAGGCAGTCGTTGGCCTCCTGCGCCGTCATCGGCACACGCGCATTGTCTTGTGTCCTGAACGGACGCAACGGCTCGTTTGGCTGCCCTGCGCCGATAAATTGCGCTGCCACCTGATTGGTCGTCGCCCACCGCTCGCGGTCCTGCGGGCGCGTCTGTAGCGTGCGGACGCCAGCCGTTTCGGTGGTGCCGTCTTCCAGGGTCGCGGTCTTGCCACCAAAGTCGTAGTCAAAGCCGCCGTTAAGGATGGCTTCGTGCTTGGCTTCGATCTCGGCAATCCGCCCCTCGCGCACATCTTCTAGCGGCATCTTTTCGTAGCTGATGTGCTCAATTAGAACTTGGTTGGCTATGTCTACTTCGGTTGTCGTTTCGCTGTGGACGTGCCACTCGGATGGCGCGCCGGGATCGTCTACCTGAACCGGCCATAGCCCGACGTTGCGGTATGTATCTTCGCCCGCGTTCGCGCCGAACGACGTACCGGCGTAGCTTCGAGGGCGTGGGATAACAACGCCAGTGAAGCTATTTCCATCCATCACGGCATAACGATCAGCCATCAGAGAACCACTCCTAGCTTAACGGCGCTAACGGTTATCACGTCGCTGCCATTTTGAATGAGTGTAAGCAAATCCACAAAGTCATTCGTGCCAGACTGCGAGAAAGTCGGCACGGTGTCATCCGCGAAACCAAACTTGGGCGCAAAGGTCAGGTTAACATCGCCGCCGTTTTTAATCATCAGATGCGCGATAGCACGTGTGTTGCCTGGGGCTAGGTTCGCAGCATCAACCGCTATGTCAGCAGTTGGCTCAAACGCGAACACCGACGTTTTGGCGAGGTTCAAAGTTAGGTCACTGCTAACCTGTCCGATTTCGTTTCCGGGTAAGCTTAGTAGGCTTTGGTTGCCCGGAAGCTCAATACCGTCGCTGCCTTCTATGACCTTCAACTGCCAAGGTTGGCTACTATCGTCCACCCACAGACCACCGACCGGAAGCCAAGCTGGTGCGGAACTGCCACGAAGTCCTGCCAGCATCGCAGACACCAGTCCGCCCGCGACGTTTGTGAACACCTGCTTTTCGCCAGCGGGCCAGTCTACCGGGTTGTCGTCGTTAGAAGAACGGAAAACCTGCTGACGAACCAGCGCGTTGTTGCCTGCGTCATACGTGGCGACACCGTTTTCGTAGGTGATCGCGTTGTTGACGATGGCCTGCTCGCGGTAGAACACGTACTGGCCATCAGCGTAGACCGATCCAAACGTGTCAAAGCGATCCTTGGCCCCATTAAGGACGATGTCGGCAAACCCCTCCGTCGTGGTCGTCTCGAAAATCTGGTCAACGATAGGGCCTGCTTTGAAGTCCACCATTACAGATAGACCTTTTTCTCAAGGACCGTGCTGACTAGCGTGCCGCTTCCGCGTTGCGTTAACTGGATGACATCAACCACGTCGTTTTCGGTTTTGTCGGGGGTAAATTCATTGATTTCTTTGTCATCATCGGTGACCCAGAATTTTGACCCATCATTACTCCAGAAGAGCCCCCTTGGAAAACTACTAACATTAAAATTGTATGTTGCCTGCAAGGTAATACCACTTACTACCGTGCCTGTAACTGACGGGGTATATTCATATATACGAGGTCCAAATTCGCTTCCGAGTATCCAAAATCGTGTACCATCAGGTTTCCATGAAATATCAAATGGGAGAGTATCCGTTACACTACGGGAACCTTGAAACGTTCTCCCATTTGATAGAGTAAACGAAGTGTTAAGTATGAACTCCTCTATCTGGTCATCGGCAGAATTAGCGATCCAGAATTTTGATCCATCGTCAGACCAATATAGTGCTAGTGGGAAACCAACATTTAAAGAGCTAGAGGCACTAATTGAAACTCCATCTGCCACGGTTCCAACAGTCGTCGTGTCATATTCAAAATAATTGTATGGGGGACTGCCTCTGTCTTCCACAATCCAAAACCGTGATCCGTCATTCTTCATGTGAAATGCTGCAATATTACCATTATCATTCAGATCGCTGCTCAAATCTAGTGTGGCATTAAGTATGACTCCGCCACCAACTGTGCCTGTATTTACAACATCATACTCATATATCGTGGCGGTCCTATTATGCACCCAGAACCTTGTAGATGTGTTGTTCCAGCGAACGCTAAAAGCACCATTATTGCCAAGGTCAGAAAGCTCAATGATATGCTGTTCTGTGGCACCTCCTGAAATCGTCCTAACGGTCGGCGGAGTGGACAACGCGGGCGCCGTACCGCCCTCAAAAAGAAACTTTGACGTGAACGTGATCGTGTGAAAGCCACCGTTCTTAATCATCATGTAGGCAACGGCGTTGTTGTCGCCCGATGCCAAGCCTGTCGCGTCAATCTGAAGGTCGCCGGTCGGCTCTACCTCCAGCACCGAATCCGTGGACAGATCAAACGTCACGTTACTACTGGTCGCGCCAACCACGTCCGCAGGCACTTGGCTCAGGTTAGTCGTGGGCGTGGTGTCTGCGTTGCCATCGTAAAGTCGCAGGATGTTCGGCGTGACGCTGCTATCCACCCACAGCCCGCCCGGTGGCAGCCAAGCCGGTCGGGACGGGCCGATGTGCGTCTGAAGTAGGGCCGACACTAAACCTCCCGGTGCAGCCGCAAACACGTCTTTCGTGCCTTCGGGCCAGTCTACCGGGTTGTCGCTGTTAGACGACCGGAGCACCTGCTGCCGGGTCAGGGTATTGGTGCCTGCGTTGTAGGTCGCCAGCCCAATCTCAAAGTAGAATATGCCGCTAAGGGTCGCCTGCTCTTTGTAGAACACATCCTCGCCGTCAGCATACTGCGTCTGGAATTGACCGAACGTCCCCTTCGGACCACCAAGCGCAATATCCGAAAAGCCCTCGGTCGTGGTGATCTCAAAGATTTGGTCAACGACGGGACCGGCGTTAAAATCAACCATTAGACGATTTGCTCCTCAACGGACATCTGGGCTTCAAAGAGGTTGAAGGATTGGTGAACGATAGGACGTAAGTTCGTCAGCAGTCCATAAGCGGCAGTGTCGTGGGCGAAGTTCGTGGCTTCCGGGTCTTTAATCGCTAGGACGGACTTGGCTGTGCCGCGCTTGCGCTGGAGCTTAAACAGCCCGTCGTATAGGTCCGCCTCGCTCTGGAACTGGTATGTCATGTCAAACCGCCGTCGAACCGGACGCGACAATGCGCGTAGCTGACCACCGATCATCGTAGCGCGTTGGGATGGGTCTAGTAGCTGCACGCTAAACCCGTATTGCACGTTAATGTCAGGAGTGTAAGCACTGTCCACGATTAACCCACCTGCGTCAAAGAAGCCGTCAGTGTTGGAGGATGCATCAATGTCCAGTCGCCACCAACGGTAATTCTGCGCTGCGCTAAAATAGCGATACCACGTCCGGTATTCCCAGTCCGACAGGTCGCTTTCAATCCAAAGGCTAACCGCGCCTGTGTCCAAACCAGGGCTGCTCGTTAGGTCTGCCTCGGTGTTCGCCGCGCGCACCCGCACGGTATCACCCGACTGCGCATTCGTTCCGATCAGCGACACAAGGTTGATGGGTTGAGCCGACCCAAGGTCAAGCATGATGTTGGACGTCAGGTTCGTGCTGCGCCAGTTTTCATCCGGCGGATCAGTCTGCAAGTTGCTGGCCGGCATGGTGGACTCTTCGTGTGAGGCCGTGAGCGTACCCGCTTGCACAAGCTCCGTACTCGCGATGGTCAGGTTCGCCATATCAGCCCCACACCGTGATGGTTACTCGGCGCGAACGCGCGTTTTCCTCGATACCCTTAATAACGAAATCCTGTCCAGCATCCAAGCCAAAGCGCGGTATCTTGAGCGTGATCTCGTCACCAAGCCAGTATTTGAACAGGGCGTCTGGCCGTAGGGGGACCGTGTACTCACTACGTAATTCCCCGTGCAATGCAAGTTGTTGGTCCGCAAAAGTCTTGGCCTCCGCTTGGTTGCGGAAGTAGCTGTCCTGGTCTCGGCTCGGTGCGAGGCGGTGCTTCACCTGAATGTTTGGATCGGACGATGATGCAAACGGGCCGTCTTCTGGGCGTCGGGTGAAGTCCGCTACATCTGCCTCCGACACCGTTCCAGCCAGTTCGCCACGTGACTGCGGACCCCAATTTCGGGCATAGAGTGCGCGCCGTTTGTAAAACGGACGCGGCGGACCTGTGCGGCGAAGCTCACGGCTCGCGTCAATGTCTGCTTCGGTGATCGTGTCTATCGGACTGTCTGGCAGTTTTAGTTGCTTAACTCCGAACGACCCAAGCCGCGTGAAGTAGCGATACGCGCTGACACCAGATAGCAGCGCGTTAATCACTCCCGAAGATGTTTCTTCGCTTGTGTCAACGAAGTAACCCACGACCTGCCCAGCATCCGTGTTGAGTTGACTAAACGAAGCGGTATCAAGGCTGCCGGGATCGGAGAGATTGTTGATCGCACCAAGTTGGCGCGTGACGATCCGGCGCACAATGTCTGCCGTCGTGTTGACGTAACCGCCCACGTTGTCGCCGCGCACGTCCGCGCGCACGGAACCGGACGGGTTGGAGCCTAGTTTGAAACGGCCCGTGGATAGGTCCGTTACGGCCTTCCCGGCTGTTGGGTTGGCACTCACGATGTCTGTAGTGTCCGCTTCAATCGGGTTCGCCACTCCACCTACGCGGATTTCGTCTATAGCCTCGATTGACGTGAAGTGGACGCGGTAGATCAGTTGTGTCGGGTCTTCGGCCACGGCTGGCACATTGAAGCACTCGCCGTAGCAGAGCGGGATTCCCTGGCCTTCTAGTTCCTCGGTGCCATCCAGCCCACCGGAACCGCCGTAAAACTGTTGGTGAATGTCATTTTCGAACAGAAACTGGCGATCACGCAGCCGGATCACAAACTGATCCAAGTCCCACGCCAGCCCGTCGCTGGTCGCGAGAAACACGCGGTTGAAGCTGGAAAAGGCGTTCTGAGAATCGCCTTGCAGCAGTTCGATGATACGCCCGTCCCAACCGTCGAGAAGTTGTGGGTCAAACCGTCCGTCCGCATTGGAGCCCTGAATGTCACCGAAACTCACCCGCGCCCGGCCATCCGGTTCACGCCCACTCCAAGCGGATGCTTGCACGTTGAAGCTGCTACTCAGGCGAGCCTCAAACGGCTGCGATGGTGGAAAGTCGTTAGGTGAGGTGCGGTAGCCTACCGTATCTGCGAGGTAAACCGTCTCTTCGCCGCCGCGCGCCTCGAACGTGATCTCCTCGCCAGCAGGTGACGTGCCCGCCGCTGGCGGCAAACCGTCAAGGCTCAACTCCAAGGTCGGGTTGTATGGCGTGGCGATCAGAAGAAGCGTGCTGGTCATCAGGCCGCATTCTCCATAACGCTCAACAAACGGTCAATTCGATCAATGAGGGCGTCTTGCTTGCTATCACCCCCTTCCGAGTCCTCACCGTTGTTCTGGCGGGCAATTTCCTTACCGATGCTGTTGAGCAGCCCTTTGATTTCCTCAGCGTTACGCTCGTTGATGAACAGCGTTTCACGTTGGCCTTTGTCGTTCGTGACCGTTGGTCCTCGAACAAAGCCACCTTCAAGTAGGCTTTCCTCGGTTACATCACGACCGCCAAAGCTGCGGAGCCCACCACCTCGTGTTCCGGGCTCGCCAATGCCCGTGGTCAGGAACCTGTTAGGATCACCGAATGCGTCCCTGAAGCGGGCACCCGGTCCAACGTCAATCTGATCTATCACGTTTTGCAGCGGCAGTGCGACTCCGCTGGAACCACCAACCAAATCACCAAATAGATCGTTCGCCGCTTCGTTTAGCCCCTTGATGCGATCACCAAAGGTCGCGAAAAAGCTGTCAATGAATGGCTGGGTGGCATCAAGCGACGACTTCACCTGATCGGGAATGCCCGAGGCACCCTTATTGATAGTGTCAAAGATCGTCGCGAACTGCGGCGGTAGTGCATCCGTTTTTGTCAGGAACGTATCAATGGCTTCCTGCGTGGTTCCTGTGCCATCCTGAAGATCGGCCAAGAAGTTATCAAAGATGCCACGGATCGGGTCAAACCGGGGTGGTAGGTTGTCCAGCGTCGTGCCGAAACGACTGAGTGCGTCATCTAGGCTGATGGCATCGCTATCCAACGCCGCCAGTGTATCGCGGAATTGCTTGAGGCCCTCCGGCACCGTGGTTTCCGTTTCTGTCGGCGTACCACCACTTTCCGCCACATCGCGCACGCTCTGCACACCGCTCCGCAGACGCTCAAACGCTTGCGCCGCTTCCGGGCCTGACCCAAGGAAGCTGCGGATTTGGCTGGCGAAGGTGCTTGCTTCCTCACTCAAGTTTTGTGCGGCTTCAATGTCGCCACCTTGCGCTCGCGACAGCGTACCCCGGAAGTTTTCACGTGCTCGCTGGAACTGAGCCTCAGGGTCAAGCGGGCTATCACTGCCAATCAGAATGTCGTCTAACGTCTGGCCAAGGTCGCGATTGACCTGCGCCCAACGCTCGGCCTGCTGTCCGACTTCCTCGATACTGGAAGCGAAGATGTCGAGCGCGCGTGTCGTTTCCTCGACGCTCAGTCCTTCTGCACTGGCCTGCTGAAGAATGCGATTGGCAAAGAACTCTTGGCCGCTTTGCGCTAAACCGTTTCGACGTTGCCCCGTGCGAAAGCCTTCAAGAACCTGCGCCGCCGTATCCGTACCACCGAGCCCGTTCGCAATAAGCTGTTCGATGACACTTGGGTCAAACAAGTCGGCAAACTGGGACCGAATGTCTAGGCGCTCGCCACGCTGTAGAAGATCACTCGTGTTTTTGATCTCTTGGTTAAGGGCCTCAAGCACACGCTCCGCGTTCGGGATCGTATCCGCAAACCGCTGGAACAGGTCGCGCAGGTCTTCCAGCGCACCGACTTCAAGCCCGCCGAGAATTGCGTCAAACTGGTCGCTGGCAAACCTATCGACAAGCTCTTGGCTAAGAATGCCTCGATTTGCATCTTCTTGAAGCGTTGGTAACGCAAATTGCCCTTGACCCTGAAGGAAGCCGAGTAAGTCCGACCCAGCCTGTTGTGCGTCCTGTGGCAGAAGCCGGGACCGCACCTGCGCTTTCTTCAGGTTCTGGTTTTCTTTGATTTGTTCGCGTATACCATCAGCCGCATTCTCCGCGCTGATGCCGACGCGATCCAGCAACTCACGGAAGTCGCTTGTCGGGTCTTGCACTTGCTCCAGTGTCGTGTTCAGGCGGATTTGTTCTTGCGCCGCGCTGGAGAGCTGTTCAGGATCCACCGCGTCCACGATGCCAAGCTGACGCTTCAAAAACTCTGCCGACGCATCTTTGGCTTTATCAATACCTAGGCCAAGTTCTTCCGTCTTGTCTAAGAAATCGCTGACATTGGTAGTAAGATTGCTTAGGTTCTGCTCAGCTTGTCCCGAGATGGTTTCCGAAAGGCTCTGAACACCTTTGTTTAGCGCTTCAACACGATCTTCAAAGCCGGCCGCGAACTGAATGTTCTCTGCCAGCTTACCCGGATCGGCGTCTTCCGCAGAGTTCTCAAGAGCCGTCTCGATTCTGTTGCGCAGCTCTTCTTCTAGCTGATCCAGGTCAAGCTGGCTGAACAGCGTTCTGAACAGCGCGCTGGAAGCTTCTTCACCACTCTTAAACGTCCCGACCGATGGATCGCGGGTAAAATCGCCTTTCAGCCCACCAGCACCGCCAACGAACAGGCGTTTCGGGCTGCTCTCTCTTTCCGCACTACCCAAGCCGCTCGCCGCGCCAAAGCTGACCTCGTTCTGAAGCCGGGCAGGAAGCCCAAGGTTGCCGGCCAACTGCGTAAGCAGGTCACGTTGTGCCTCAAGCTGCTTCTTGAAGGGGCCAATGTCTCCGCTGTCCGAGGTGAAGCCCTTGGAGATTTGGAGATCCTTGCCGATGTCCGCGCGGGCTGCCGGGAACGTGCCAGCGGCTCCGCCCTCAAAGGCACCGTTAAAGAAACTGCCAAGGATGGGTAGGCCGAGCGATCCGATCACGTTAAACGGCGGGGGCAGTGTGGCTAGTGCTGCTGCACCACCGAGATTGCCTAAGCCCGAGCCGACATCACCCTGAGCTAAGTCAAGTACGCCCAGCCCGCCTTGTAGGAACGAACCGGCTGGGATGCTAAACCCGCCGCTTGTGCCGCCGGGCGCAGCGAACGCCCCTTGTCCCGTTGCCACCGGCGAACCCGACGCCGTTGTGATCCCGCCCGTTGTGCCGCCAAAGTTGATGCTGGTTAGGTTTTCCCCAATTCCGCTGAAAACATCGCCGGAAAAGATGCTGTCAACGCTAAACGTTTTGCCACTGGACAGGAACTCGCTGACGCCAAGGCCAGCCTGTGCGCCTTGCAGCCCGGTACGTAGACCAGCGGTGCCCGCGCCGCTGGGTTGCGCCCCACCTCCGCCAGTAATACCCGCACGCTGCGCCGACGCGCCACCAAACGCTTGCCGGATTGGCAGGGTAAGCGGCTGCGCAAGCACGCTAGCCGTCAGGCTCTGCCAGTTGCGCGCGAACCGCTCCAGTGCGCCGTCCATGTCTTGGAAACCGTCCAGCGCGAGGTCAAACGTGTCCACGATGCTGTCTTGGATCACGTCGCCCGTTTTCTCGATTGTGCGCTGGGCTTCCTTTTGTGCGGTAGTAAGTTCGCGGGTGGCGTCCGTGTTGTCGTTGACCGCGCTGCCCGCGTCCATGGAAGCGTTTTGAAGGTCCAGGTATCCTTCAGTGGCGATCCTAAGTGTCTCGTTCGCGCGCTCTTGCGCCTGCCGTTCGGACTCAAGCTCACCTACCAGCGCGGCAATCTGCTGACCCTGCTCCGACGTCAGGTCAACCCCAGCCTGCCGGAGTGCGTTGGAAAGCCGCCGCTCTTCACGCGAAGCACCGACCAGCTCAATCTCTTGTCGGAGGGATTCTATCACGCCTTGAACAGCAGTGGAGTTGCCCTCAAACACTTGCTCCGAAAACTCAAGCACATTGTTGAGGTCGGACATAGACGCGGCGGTCTGGTCGGCGGTGTCACCGACATTTCCGAGCAACTCTTGTGTGTTAAGTTGCGCTAAGCCCGCTTCTAGGTTCTCAATTTCCGAACGCAGTTCCGAGACCTGTTCACCTTGCTCGCGGGCGACGTTCGCGCCAGGACGCTGTTGCCCTTCAGTAACAGTCTGGTTTAACTGTCGCTGCGCCTCAATTTGCGCCAGTGTCGCTTTGGCCGACTCCAGCTTTTCGCGTGTCGCCTGCTGCGTTGCTTGGGCTGCCTGGCCTTGCGCGCTGACTTCATTTCCAAGAACGGTGTTGAGCCGTTGGGACGCCTGCCGTAACGTGTTGCTTGCGGTTGATGCTTCACCAACGCGCTGCTGATAGGTGAAGGCCGCTGTGGCTGCCGCACCGAATAAGCGCGTAAGTGTACCGAACACGCGCAGCAAACGGCCCGCAGCAGTCGCGGACAGTGCGGTGATAACAAGGTCTAGATTGTCGGACAGCTTTTGCGCCGCGCGCGCCGCAAACGTGAGCGCGTTGCCCGCCGCTTCACCGAACTCCCGCGCCGATGAACGAAGCGACTTTAGGCTATCTTCAACACGTCCGGTTTCGGAAACGAAAGATTCCAGCAGACCAATTTGGAACGCCGTTCCTACATCCTCATTGAACCGACGAAGTGACGCACTAGCCTGCCCGGCAGACTGCACAAGCTCGCCTCGGAACAGCACGCCGGCTTCGCGTAGTTGCTCCGTATACTGGTTGATCGCATCGGTGCCTTGCGCCAGCAGCGGTGCTAGTTTTGGACCGGCCTCTTCACCAAAGAACCGGGAAGCAACCGCCGAACGCTCCGACGCACTTTCAATGCCCTGAATAACCTCGATAACGTCATTAAGAACGTCGCCCGTCGCGCGTGCGTCACCACGGGCGTTGTTTAGTTGAATGTTGAGGCGTTCAATTGACTTAGCCGCCGCGCCAGTGCCCTCCTGAGCCAGACCGATGCGACGGTTGAACCGAGAAAGTGCGGCGTCAAGCTGCTGCGCGGACCCACCATTCTGATCAAACGCGCGCCTTAGACCCTGCAACCGTTCCGCCGCGATGCCTGTGCGCTGCGACACGTCACCAATGCTTTCCGCAGTCTGCAACGCCTGCTGTGTGAAGCGAACAAGCTGGCGTGTGGCGAGCGCAGCGCCAAGGCTGACCAATGCGCCTTGGAGGCTGACAACAGAACTCTGTACCCGCTGCGCAGCCCCGCCAAGGCGATTAAGGCGCTGCTGAAACGCAGACGTGCTACGGCTGGTTTCATCGGCACGCCGTTTCAGGTTAGACAGGCTATCCGTGGCCTGATCGGTGCCACGCTTGGCCTGTCGCCCATCAACCTTGATCGTGATTGGGATTTCACGCGCCAATGGACGCCTCACACGGTTTCGCGTTGCGTTCGTTTAGTATATCCTGCATGCTACCTGCATGAAAGGGAGACCCATTATGACCCAACTGACTCAGTGCCCCTGCGGTAAGCAACAAGTTGCCAGCAACGCGGAAAAGTGCCCGCACTGCGGCGGCTGGACCACGCACGGCAAGGTGTACGATTTCACCCAAACGGCGCTATGGTTCACCGTCATCGGCATCATTGTGTGGGTGCTCTGGTCCGCATCTAGCGGCTAGAACTCCACCACGTCGTCACCATCGCCCTGCTTGCCGGACTCGCCCTTGCCCGACTGCTCGGACTGGTATTCTTGCCACGTTCGATCCATCACTTGGACGTAGAGCACTAGGTCCTCAAAGTCGTCAGGGTCGGTGACGCCATGGCGTTCCGCCCAGCGGTCTATCGCCGTCCAGGGGATCGGCCCAGCTCCTCCCATACCTTGGGGCTGGGCCGAATGTAGCTCGCTAAACGCGCGCCTGTAGAACTGAAGGCCGTGGCCGATCTCTGGCCAACCTTCCATCACGTTCAACGCCCATTTGGCGCCGTTCTTGATGCCTTTGCGGAGCGCCTTTAGGCGGTTTCCGCTGTATCGGAGTTCGTACCAGAGCGCGTCTTGGAGTTTTTTGCGTCACTCTCCTGCTGCTGACGCCGGAAGTTTGCCATATCCGACGCTTGCTGTTTAACGTCCATGAACAGGTCCGGCAGGTCGCAGAACAGCTTGACGATGTTCTCCTCGGTGCAATCCAGCATCTTGCCCTTTTCGTCCGTCACGCCTTCCCAGTCGATCACGACCGCGCGGGCGTACACGGTGGCCTCAAGCTCACGAGCCTTACCCTCTTCCAAGATGCCCTGCTGGATTTGGCGGCGGAACGGCTTCATCACCGCGTCCATCGCCTTGTCAAAGCGGGTGTTCGCCCCGCCAGCGCGCCGGAGCCACATCTTGGCGCCACCCGGCAGGTCCATCTCAATGCCCTTGTCGGACTCTTTCTTCACGTCCGTCTTGTATACGTCGTACAGTCCCATGATGTCCTCTCTCGGGTTTGCTCGGATGCACGGTGGGTGGGGTGGCAACCCGAGCAAGAAACCACCCCACCCGATCCGCGCGGATCGTCACGCTAACTCAGGCTCGGGTTTGTTACGCAGCCGTTGCGCGGCTGATCTGGAGCGTTTTGCCGTAGCTCTCGCCCGGCTCCGCGCTGAAGTCAAAGTTCAGCACCACGTCATCGTCCGGGCCGGGCACGTTACCGGGCTCATTGGTGCGCACGGCCTTCGGAAACTCCATGACGTAACCATTACCGGCATCGTCCTCAAACGCCACAGCAAGGCTGAACTTCTTGAAATCCACGTAGTCTTGAAGCTGCGACCACGTGTCATCGTCCATGTAGAACGTGATGCTACCCGTCAGGTCCAGCGAGCCAAGGCCGATGTCAAACGCCCCCAGCCGGCCAACGGCGTCCAGACGACGCGGGTTCATGTTCGCCTGCATGCCGAACTGCGACACCTCGCCGGACACCTTTTCGTCATCCAGAAAGATGCCCGTCACGTTGTCGATGGCGTTGAACACCTCAGTATTCGGTGCTGGGTTGACTGTGCCGTCGCCAGCCTTGGTTGTCTCCAGAACGTGGTCAGTGCCCTGGATTTGAAAGCTGCCCGTGATGATATCGGATGAGCTAAAGTCAAGGCTGAACTGGCCGACGCGCCCGCCCTTAATCCGGCGGTACTTGTCCGTCAGGTCAAGATGCTCAAGCTGCAACGCCATGGACGGCTGATCCGTGCCGTTACGAATGTAGCTACCCTTGATGGTGATGCTGCTGCCGCTCGCCTCGTCAGCCGGCGGCGCGGGCACAACCTCAAGCTCAGTAGCCGTGTTACCGCCAGCGGACGTGACCTTGTACCAGCCGTTGATCGTTTCGTCGGTGAAACCGCTCACCAACACCCATTGCTTGTCCGCAATGTTGGTAGTAGTGAAGTCCACGCTGGACGAAGACACGAACTTGGAGCCGGTGCTGTCAGCAGAAATGTCAGAGCCGGACACATCCGCTGCCGTGCTCCAGGTAGACCGCTGTAGCAGCTCCATGAAGTCGTCAAACGTCTGGCCCGACAGCTCCATGTTGAGCGTGGCCTGCGGCTCAAAGCCGGTGCGGACGGCGGGGCCGCGCTGGGCATCGCCGCGCACCTCGTTAGAGCGCGTCGTGTTGGTAGTGACGCCGAACGATCCGCCGGTATGGCGAACCTTGTTGAACGGGTTGTTAGGAATTTCGCCAAAGGTGGTTTCTTTGACGTAAGAAATTTCAACCAGGCTAGAATCAGCCATCAGCGGGCCTCCTATGGTTTGCCTGCGAAGGGCGCCCACCCCTCAACAAACGGCGAAGACCCACCGGAGCGGGCCAGCCTGAAACGCCGACCGGGCCAGACGGCGTCATGCGGTTAGGTCAAACTCAAACTCAGTGGTGCTGTTCGCCTGCCACCAAGCGCCATCAGGGCCAACGAATTGCGGCGGGCTGGTCGCCTTCAGCCGCACGCCTTCTGTCGTAACACCACGCATAGCAGCAGCAATGGCGTCCGCGATCCTGTAGGCTTCGTAGTCCCCGTTGTTGGACGGGATGAAGATTTGCACAATCACGACGCCTGGCTGCCGGAACCGACGGTCACCAGCGCCGCCAACACTAATCTGTGTCGCGCGCGCGGGCCGGATGCTGAAGCGAAGCCAGGCCGCTTGGTTCGGCGCTTCCGCCTGCTGCGTCCCATCGGGCTTCAACAGCCGCGTTTGGTTGTCCCACGCAATCGGCTCGGAGCGTTGCGCGTGGTACTCGCTTGCGAACCGGCTGCGCAGCGTGTTGGCGGCTTCCTCAAACGTCGGCACTAGCGCCTCCGGCTCAGGCGGCGGATTTGCCGGTCGAAGATTTCGGGCACCTCGACCATGACGATGGAAGTCATCCCGTTCGGCGCCTGGTTGGAGCGTCCATCGTCTAGCACGCCGATGTAGTTGGCGCCATTGTTGATGTAAGTCGTGTCCCCGAGGTCATACGCTTCTGGATAGCCGCGCGTCACCGCGTCTGGGTTGTTGCCTAGATTGCCTTCGTCGTTTTCGTCCGTAGTGGTGTGCCAGCTATTCGCAGCGAAGCCGGTGTCGCGCGGAGTAAGTTCGCGTAGGCGGCTTTCAATCTCCACGATAGCCGCACCCGTCGCACCCTCTACCACGCCGTCAATATATTGGATCGCGCCGTCGATGCCTTCCACCGTGACTGTCATCACCGCCTCAACTGTACTTGATACAGCGCAACCTGCTCGCCGCTATAGGTCGGCTGGACCTGCACGATGTTCCAGGTGTGGCCGTCCAGCTTCACTTTGTCTTCTAGGGTCGGCGCGGCGGGCACGCTCAAGGCCGGTAGGCCGAGCAAGGTGTCGCCGGACTGCACGAGCGAGCCGTCGATGCGGTCAAAGCTGAATGCCTGTGGCGGAACGGCGGCGAACGTTGTCTCGCTGGTCGTTTCGGTTGTTTCGCCTGTGCCGGGGTCAAAGGTGCTGCCCGTTACGCGCACGAACGTCACCGTCTTGCCGAACTTCTTTGCCAAGTCCACGGCAAGCGGGCGGAAAGTGCTGTCGAGTGCGCCGGTCATTCACGGAACCCATTGGCAAACGCCGCGCGTTCCTGCCGCCGCGCCTTGCGACGGGCGCGCTGGCGGCTGGCCTTGTTGCCGGCGGTGAAGGTGAACTTCTTGCCTGAACGCCCGAACTGGAACGCAGGCTTACCGTTCTTAGTAGTGCGACGGACAGGCATCTTTAGCCCTCGACTTGATACCCAGCGTCCGCCAACCACTGCCGCGCTTCGTCCTTGGAAGCCGGTACACTTTCCGCACCAAGCGCATCGCGGACTTCCGCGCGCTTCTTCATCCACGGACCGGTTAGGTTGAAGGTGTGCGCGGGTTCCGGTTCGGGCGCGGGTGCTACGCCAGCCGCTTTGACAGCCGCAGTTTTCTCTGCGTCCCGCGCTTTCGCGGTTTGCACCGCCTGCGCCGCGCGCCGACGCCGAAGGTTGTGTCCTGTTGCGCTCATGTGTTCTGTACTGCCAGTTGCCAGAGCGAGATAACGTGGTTGCGCGTGACCGTCAGGTGCTTGTTCATCACCTCCTCCACAGCAACCGTAAACGTCCCGTCTGCGTTGTCTGTTTGAACGACGCCGCCTAGCCCAGCGACGTTGACCTGATCGCCTGCACTGAACGTCGCGGCGGTCAAGCCTTGGCTGATGTCCACTTCCGCGACGATTTGCGTGCCTTCGTCCCGGTCCCCGCGAGCCGGAGAGCGCACCTCGTACAGAGGCAAGCCCTCCGGCCCATTCAGGACACGGGAAACGTATCCGTCCCAGCCGCCACGCGCCGCAGTCAGTTCAACCCGGTCGTTAACGGCGTAGGGCATGGGTTAGCCGTTCGTGACGAGAGACAGCATAGCGATGTTCTTGTCATCGTACGACTTCGCCCAGTTGGAGCCATTCTCCAGCTCGGCCTTGGTCGGGCTGACACCAGCGGCGGAGCCAGTCCACTTGAGACCGCGCGGGTGGAAGATGACGTGCCGGCGCGTGATGAAGTAATCTGTACCAGCCAGACGGTCGCGATCCGTCTCAACTGCCTCATCATCCGGCAGGCTCGGGGCACCGCCCTCGCCGTAAGCCACGGCACCAGCACCAAACATGTAGGTGCTGTACTTGGTGCCGGAGTTGCCAGCATCTTCAGTGAACACACCATCATCAACGATCACCTCACGACCCAGGAACCGGGGGACACGAATGCCCTGCTCAGAAAGCGGTTCAAAGTCGATGAGGTTGAGGCTAACAAGGCGGAAGTACGGAACCGAGTGCATCACCATCGCAGTGATCTGGTCCCAGCTGTCACCGAGCAGCTTCACGGTGTCAAGGATGTTGGTGGTGCCGATCAGGTTAGCATCCGCCGGGTCGCCGCTGCTGTCAATCGACACATCGTTGACGTGCGTGCTGTCAAGCGGGCCAGCAAACGCTCCCGTCAGCGACGGAATCAGAATGTTCTTCTGGAGGTCGCGCTGCCAGAAGTCACCCACGCGGTTCAGTACGCTGTTCATCGGGTCATCGCCCGCGATGGCAGCCGCAAGGTCGTTAGCGCCCCACGCCTTACCGCGATAGTGCTTGACCGCGCTTTCCTTCTCCGCCGTGATGGCCGACGGGGTGAGAGCACTGGAGTCGTTCAGGATTTCCGAGTCGCCCGTCACGTCGTTCCAGAACGGGAGCTCAAAGACGCTTCCCTTGCCCGAGGCGAACTCGTCAAAGGCCGCGTTACGCTGCGCGATACCCGACTGGATAACGCGCGACTTCTCCGCCGTCCGCTCCACCATGTAGTCACGGAACAGCGGTTCCGGGCGGACAATATCCGCAATTTTCGTGTCAGCCATGTCCTAGCACACTCCTTCTGCTTGGCTAGAAGGCGGACACGCCCGTGCCCGCCCGATTAAACGCGCGGCGGAGTCTTGCCCGCCGCAGTGGCCATCTTCTTGGCCTTTTCAGGCTCCTCGCGCGCGATGCGAGCCTGTTCCGTGGTGTTCCACTGGTCCGTCATCCAGGGGTTCGGCCCCTTGGCATAGGACTGCTTGGAGCCCGGCGCCCCGGAGCCGTTGTTGCCGACCACGAAGGCACGGCCTTCGTCAGTCTGCACCCAGTCTTTGAGGTACTTGTTGACGGGCTGTTCGCCGTATTCGCCCTCAATCATGGCCGTCGGGTTGCCATCATCGTCGTGGTCAACCTTGACCATCGACTTGAAGGCTTGATGCAGGTACTTGTGGTACGGTCCCTGCACCTGGATTTCCGAAAGCGCGGCGTTCAGGGCGTTATCAACCACCATGCTGTTGAGCTGGTTGCGGAGTTGATCGCGCTCCTTGGCGATCTCATCGCGCTCCCGCTCCAGCGGCTTGCGGGCGTTGGCCTTGATCTTGTCAACGTCAACGCCGTTCTTGCCCTTGGGGTCGCTCGGCTGCCCGCCACCGGCAGGCGGTGTGTCCGTCTCGCCACGCAGATACTTCAGGACTGGTTCCAGCTGGTCTTCATCGTACTCCGACAGGTCAATGTCTTCAGCGTCCGCAAGTGGACCGAATTTCTTTCGGAACTGAGAAAGCTCTTTCTCTTTTTGCTCCGCAGTCTTCTTGTTCTGGTCAGCAGACTTTTTGACCTTGGACCAGCCAGGGTGCTCCTTAACAATTTCGTCCTTGAGTTCATACTGACCACGGTCAGAGTTGAACTCAAACAGGTTGGCGAAAGATTCGTCCAGTTCGTTGAACTCTTCTTCTGAAAGCACGGCTTTCAAAGACATGACATCTCCTTTGCGTCACGGACGCTTAGGTTGCAGGTTGCCCAATCACGGATTAGGCAGTTAACCGATTGAACGCGTCAACCGGCGCGACGATCCTGATTGCAGGTAAGGCTTCAAGATCGCCTGGATCGCCTCGTACCGCTTGCCTGCCTGGCGCGGTGTCTCAAACTCTGTGGTCTCGCTTAGCTCACCGACCTGCTGACTGAGACGCTTGATCGTGCCACCATCATGGTCCGGGAGCAGGTCATCGCCCTTCACCACGCGCAGCGCGGCTTCCATCGCCGCACGCTTGATCGCGGCGGGTACGGTGCCAGGGTAGACGTGCTGCCCGTCCACAATGCCCACACCGTCGCGCGGCCAATCCAACGCCTGCGACTGGCTCAGGCGATAGCCGAGGAAGCGGTGCGCATCCACGAAGCGCGTGCCCTTGCGTAGCGCGCGTTCCTTGGCCTGCTCGCTGGCGCTGTTCCAGTCGGCGTCATCGTGCCAATCGTTGATGTAGCTGTCGGCGTCCGCCGTGCTGGCGTAGCTGTCCGCGCTCGGGTTGGCGCCGCCTGTTTCGACTGTGAGGGTCATCAGCTTTCAGTCTCGCGACCACGCATAATCGCCACAGCAGCCTCATAAGCGCGGCGCTCGCGCCCCGTCCACTGGTGCCCGTGATCTGCTAATGCACTGCCGAGCATGTTGAGAGCGTCCAGAACCATGCGCTCTGAACTCCCGTCCGCCACTTGGCCTGTGTCTACCCCAGCAAAGGGGGTGCCGTCAGCATCGTAGCCGCGCCAACCTGCCAGCGCATACGCAAGTTCATGTGCGTTGTCGTAACTAGCGAACTCGCCAACCTGCCAACAACGGGCATTGCCATCGTCCAGCGACTCAAACTCCGTAAGCACGTAACGAACTGCCGGGCGTACCCGAATTTCAATCTGCTTTACTTCCGCCATATCTGCCTCCTCAGAAGCTATGGGTTTAAGCGTCTTCCGTTTCCGCTGCGGCCTGTTGCGGCTCATCAATCCGCACCGCCAATGAACACCGGCACTGAATCGTGTTTGCTGGCGTGCCCTGCGGATCGCGCGGAAAGCGCAGCGGACCAAGCGGCGTCTCAAACCGCTGGTCACGGCGAACACCGCCCCGGTTCATGCCAGGGATCCGCTGGTGTGCGTTACGGACACGATCATCCCCGGCTGTCTGCCAGAACCGGCGAATACTCTGATTGTCGGTGTGCCCGGCCTCGACCGCTTGGTCTAGCGCCTCTTCCTGCCCACGTGTGAGCGCGCTCAACGTCTGATCGCGAGCAATGGTCTCCGCCCGGAACTGGACGTACTTGCGCTCGTACCCGGTAACCATCTTCTGGATGGAGGCTTCGTCCAGCGACGTGCCTTCGTTGATGGCCTTCAGCACCGTGCGGTCAAACCGCTTGTCGCGCAACTTGCGCCCAAGGTACTTGCGCAGCTCCGTCTTGTTCCCGCTGCGCAGTTGCGCCTCGGCGTTGCGGACGTGGCCAGCTTGCGTGTCCGTAAGCCCGAGGATGCCGCCGTCAAACTTCTTGGTCTGCGGGTTCCAGCGGCCCCGGATACGCCGCGCCGTCGTGCGCGGGTTGTCGCCACGCTCAATGCCTGCCCGAATTTGCGCCCGGATCGCCTTGGCACCTTCTTCTGTGATCGCCGGGCCACCGCGCAGGCCGCGCATCGCTTCAACGTGCAATTCGTCAACAGCGGCTTCAGCGCGCGAGTTTCCCGGCTTGAACTGGAACTTGATCTTGTCGCCACCGCTGCCTGTGCGCGGCGGGACGAACTTGCCTGTCTCTGCGCCACCGGCTGCTACGGATGCAGCGGTCGCCTCGCGCATCTCGCCAAAGTTGTCCGGCGTCAGCCCGACCGCGCGCACCGCGCCTTCAATGTCGCCCTGCTCGATCCGCCGCGCGATCTCCTCCAGCGTCAGCTCCGACTTGATCTTGTCCAGGCTACGCAGGAACGCGCCACGCATGCGACCCTGAAACCGCTCTTGCGCTAGGCGCTCGATCATGTCGCGCGGGGTTTGGGGCATCGGGTTTTTATCGCTCGCCCAAAATTAAGGGTTTACATCTCTAACGGGCGACGTTATACTGAGGGTACGAGATGAACGCCAGAAACGGAGCACCGCAATGCAAACCCGCAAGATCACCGCCGGCCACTACGAGATCACCAACGGCAGCCACACCGTCGAAGTCTTCCGCAACGACGAACTCTTCGATGGCCCCGGTTGGATCGCCGCCGCGAAGTGGGATACCAACATCGTCAGCGACCCCTTCAACCGCAAAAAGGATGCCGTTGAAGAAGCCAAGATGATCCTGGAGCAGGAGGCGGCCTAAGGGCCGCCTCCTGCCGATTCGCAGAGACGGGCGGCGACGCCCCTAGCTGTAGCAGCAACAGGGCGTGTCAAATATTCACCCCTCCACACCCCCACTCGCCAGCGCCTGCGCAGCCGGCGTGAACGCAGCGAAATCTTCGTCGCTCATGTCAGTAAGCTGCACCCGTCGCAGGTAGGACGACAGAATCGTCTCCGGCATCAGTCCGCGCTCCACGCCATTCAGCAGGCCGCTCAGCACCTGCGGATCAGGCTGCTCGCGGATGAACTCGGTGGACGTGGTGACATTGACCGCGTTCTCGTCCGCGCCGACCCACTGCGCCGCGTAGGACAACGCCAACTCAAGACCCGTCGCGGTAGCGTTGGCGATGCTGGCGAGCGTGGCCGTCTGGGACTGGAACCGCAGGCGCAAGGCTTCCGCCGCCTCGGTGCCGCGCCCGTTGTCGCCGAGCGCCTGCATCGCGGCCTGCGCAATCTCCTTGGCGATGCTGTCTAGCTCGGCCTTCTGCGCTGCCAACCCGTTGCCGGACACCTCGATGTATCCGACCGACACGTCCTTGCTGGCGAATGTCCAGATCGTTGAAGGGCCGATCTCGGAGGGCGGCTCGTTGCCAGTTTCGCCGGTCGCATCCTCGGATACGCCGATAGCATAGGGCGTCGTGCCGTTCGCGGCCATAAAAAGCTGCAAGCCGTAATCGGCGTACTGACGATAGTAGTGCAGCGCCTTGTTCGCCACGCCCAGCAGCGGGATCGCGTCAGGATCGGGCAGCAGGTCGCGGGAGCCGACGGCGACCGCCGGAACGAAGCTCAACGGTGTGCCCTGGCGCGTCGGGACCACCTCTTCCACGATCTCAAAGCGGCTGTCGTTCTCTTTCTGCCGACGCCAGACCCGCACCGTGTAGGTGCCGTCAACAACCACGGCCTGCCGCCATTGGTCCACGAGGATGTCCACGAATTCATCGCTCGGGTCTTGCTCGCGGACAACCTCATGAAACACAGCCATCGTGAACGTTCCGCCGTCATGGCGCCAGTTGATCAGCGCCTCCGCCGGATACGTCGCAATAAATGGGTCGCCACCTTCCTGCGGCGCGTCCACCAACAAGATGTAGCGGCCTACGCCCGTGACTTCGTGGCGCAGGCGGTCTAGCAAGTCGTCCAGCGTCAGCCCATCCGGTGTCGCCTCTTCGCGCAGGTACTCAAGCTGCGCTGGAAGCTCAATCGTCGTGCCCTCGCGCCCCATCAAGCCGGCCATGCCTTCGACCGCCGGATGCACCGCAGTCGGATACCGGGCGCGCGACTTATAGTTCCGGTACTCCGGGCTGCGCTCGCCCTTGGTCGTGTCCACCGAGGGCGGAATGGGCAGGTATGCCGACCCGCGTTCCTTGATCGCGTCCTCGCCCGCAATCGCGTCGCGCATCATCATCCAGAACGGTGCAACGGCGTCGTAATGCGGATGGGTGGAGTTGACGGGCATCGGCTACATCAGCCCCTTGATCTTGCGGCGGTGCATGGTGGAGCGATTGCGCATGCCCTCGACAGCATACCGCAGCGCATCAACAACGTGGTTGTGCTTGTCCTCAAGCTGAGGCAGCACTTCGTCCGTTTGCTGGTCCACCTTGTAACTGTACAAGCTTAACTCATCCGCCGTGTGCTTGCAGTCAGGGTGAACTACGATATCAAACGACTTCAAAAACTCCACACCGTCTTCAAGCGAGCCCTGACCCTTCTTGGCGGACTGAACGCGGAAGCCGGCGCGGTTCATGTAGCTGATCGTTTCAGGGCGCGCGCTGTCTGCCGTGATGGGCCAGCGCCGCGCACCTGGAATGTTGTCAAACAGCGCGGGTGTGTTGTCGATCTCGCAGCCTACCTTGTAAGATTCCGCGTCAACGTAGAGCGTGCGCCCGTCCACGAAGCAGCGCACCAGAACGGTCGGGTCGTTGGCGAACCCCCAGTCTGCGCCGAAGTAGAAGCGTGCGCCCTCGGGCGTCTCAAAGTCCCGGACTTCCCAGTTGTGAAACACCCGCGCCTCGGACCGCTTCTGATAGTGCCCGAGCCAGATGTGTAGGTACTTGTCCGGGTCGCGCCGCCGGTCCCACTCCATCTCCTCGCGGAGCACGTCAGGGAACCAGGGATTGTCGGCGTAGCTGACCTCGCGCACGATGCTGTTGGGCGGCGGGCCATCCCGGAACCGAGCGTCTACCGGGTCGGTCTGGTTGTTCGGGTTCCAGGAAAGCCAGATCTCTGAACCGGGCTGGCGCACCGTCGGCACCAGGATGTTGAGGCTACGCTCACTGACCGCGTGCGCCTCTTCCACCCAGGCAATGTCAACAGCCTCCATAGATTTAAGCGTGTCCGGGTTAGTCCGCAGCCCCGCGAACACGAACAGCGAGCCGTTGCGCCCGCGTATCTCCGTGTCCGTGCTGGTGTAGAAGCTGCCCAGCCCAAGCTCCTCGATCTTGTCGTCTAGAAGGCGCTTCACGCTGTCCTTGATGCTGCGCTGGATTTCGCGGCAGCACAGAACGCGAAGCGGCTGCTGAGTCGCCTGGATAACGAGCGCCGTGGCGAAGCTGTGCGATTTAGCCGAGCCGCGACCGCCGTAGAATGCCTTGTACCGGGCTGGCGTGAACAGATCCTGGAACGCGTCAGGAAGCTGAATCGTCGCCGGTTGCCTGGACGAACTCAACGCGGATTGTGCCATCTGTTTGTACCGGCCCGCCGTTGGGTCCAGAGTGCTCCAGTTGTTGACGCTCACCAAAGCGGTTGGGCATCAGCTTAGTCAGCAGCCACTTGCGAGTTTCCACGCGCAGCTTGTCGCGTTGAGCATCGGAATCGGTGTCTTCGCTGCCGTCAGCTATCGACACCATCTCTTCTGCCCAGTACCAACCACGTGCTTCTAGCGCGCGCACGTACCGTTTAGAAAATCCTTCGCGATCTTCCGCCGCCCACTGACATACTGCCGAAGCCGACGGCATACCATCTTCACTGCAAATGTCGCGCAGCTTTTCGCCGTTAGCGATGCGCGTTAAGATGGTAGTCGCCCTGCTCTCACTATAGCTGGTCGGTCGCCCTCGACCTCGCTTCTGAGCAGCCATCAAATCACCTGACAAAGAAAAGCCCAGACCACAGCGCCAGCGACGGGGAGGAGAATCGCGGCTGCCGTGGTCGAGCTGAGTTTAGGACAATAGCGCCCACCCCCCGGCTTTCGCCAGAGTTTTGAGGCGGGCAGAGGCATCGCTCCGTAGAGCCCTCACGAAGTCCCGCAGAATCCACCCTATGACGATGGATTATGCACGGCTCAGTATAACCGATCTTCATCGGCTACGAAACCCTTGTAGCAGCATTTGCATCCACTGACAACCGTTTTCCATTCAAATCCAGCTCCAATGTGTTCCCGTAGATAGACACAACCTTCATCGGCTCCCCAAACAGGTTCCCTGCCGGCTGAACCAAATCACCTACCGAAAACTGTTCCGCAGCCTTCGGCGGCTTGCCGATCTGGCACATCCGTTCTTCCTCTTCTGCAATCGCTGTCATTACGTCGCTCCCTAACTCAAAGAACCGATTCTCATCAAGCCTCAGGATATGATACCGGTGCGTCGGTATGCGCTTGAACGCGTCCACGTCTTCCGCTCGGACGAACAAGTAGCCCGGAAACATTGGCGGATACCGGATCGCCGGCTTCCGGTTCTTCCCTACCCGTGTCCGGGCAGCATAGACAGGTTTCCAGGTCTCAGCGCCTGCCCACCAGGCCATCGCTTGAAGCACGCCCACGAACTTCGGTGCGCTGCGCACGACCAGCCATCCCTCACGCGCGCGCGTATACGCCCGCGCCCGCCCGTAATTTAACATCATACTTTTCTCCATTCGGATTCTCCGCGTCAGTTTGAAGACCCATATAGGCCAATAAACCCAATAGGGCCAAAAACCCTTATATACCGCGACTTTTGGAGCTACCCTATTAGCTATCACCATCTAACCTTAGTTTTATGTTTTATACCGATATCGGATTCACGCGCTATTACGGGACCCCTGGAGACGAGGCAAACCCTGATCTCCAGACGCTATTAGACCCTATTAGACGCACGTGGCCTAATAGGGTTGAACGCTGCTTTTTCGGATGTGTACCGCAACCTACCGCGCCCTCACCCATCTTGTAAAGACCTTTTTTCCATCTGCACCCGCTTAATCCGACACGAGTCCGCTCCACACGTAACCTGCCACGTGGTACGCGGCACGAATGCCGTTTGACAGACCACACAGCGACGCACAGCCGAGGCGCCGCCAGCCCCGAGGGGTAACACCGCAAACTCCACACCGAGCGCCTGTGCGGCTTCCTCAAGGATTTGTGCGTGAGGCCCCTTTTGCGTACCCTGACTGATGTGGTGCCACACGCCTTTACAGACGCCCATGCGACGCTCCAGCTCGTACTTACTGAGCCCCTGTGCTCGTCGCTCTTCCTCTATAACCTGGACAAGACGCCAGTTCATTTCTCACCCCACCCTTCAAACGGAACATACTTCACCCGACGCAGCCCGCCCCGATCCGTTTCGCTGAGCGACCACCGCGCATACTCCTCTAACGGTAGAGGACCGAATGAAGGCGTACCGTCCGACCACACAGCGAGCGTAAGAGTTTCCGGGGCATACCCCCGAGCCAAGAGCTTACGAGCCGCACTATACACACCGTTACGTTCGCGTGATCGTGTTCCGTCCGGAAGCTCCACCACGGTTTTCGGCTCACCCTGGATGATAGTTAGCGTGATCATTCCCTAGACCGATCCGCAGCATAAAACGCTTCAGCGGTCTCATGCCCTGATCCGTATCCCATCGGCCATCCTTCAAGGGACAGACGCAACGTGTTGTAGGTTGCGTCCACGTTCATCGGTGTCGCCTGCCACAGCAGGTCCAGCAAACGACGTTCCTCTGGCGTGCATGTTTCTGTGCGTTCACTCATCACTGTACTCCCACCCCCGGCGCAGGCTGAAGCGCCTGCCAGCCACGCGGCGTAACGTTGCCGTTCATGGTGATGTAGCCGTTACCGCGCAGCGTCTCGCACGCGGCGTTAAGCTGGCTGCCCGCCGCTGGCTCGAACTTGTCCTCCAGCCCGGCTAACCAGCGCAGCACGAAGCGGTCGTAGGTTGTCATTCCACACTCCCTTTCAGATTAACCTCCAGGTCATGCAGCGCATCGCACACGTCCACCAACGCGCCGCGCGTGTCCCGATCCACCGTGATCCCGCACCACCCGTTGATTTCCTCGCGCGCCGTTCGCAAGATCGCCAGCGACCGCGCAACGGCAGCGGCGTCCAGGTCCGCTTGTGTGCTAGGTTTCATGGCGCTCCCTTTCAACTTCCGTCATCCGCATCATCCGCCGCGCTTCCCGCTCGGTGCGCGGCATGGAGCGCAAGTACGGCGGCACATATTCACCACCGTTGCATTGGCTCACGTTGACTGCGCCGCAGATGGCGCACGGCACCCTGTGGCCGGCGGGGCATTGGGTCATGGTTCAGTCTCCTCCAGTTCGCCTTCCAAAAACTCCAGCAGATCACGCCACGCGCCGGGCCCAAACAGGCATTCCCATTCATCTTTGCTCACGTTCCGATAAACGCGCCGGTGATGGTCATAAATCTGCACCGTGTGCATGTCGTACTCCGCTGGCGCACCGGGGTCGTCAAAGTCTGGCGGGTGCCCCTTGGCCGTCTGTTCGGCGCCGGCGTACACCGTGATCGCGCTGATACCGGGCGACGGGTCTAGGTCGAACTCAACTTCGGCTGTGTGGGTTGTTCGGGGCATCACGCAGTCTCCTTTCGCTGTGCTAAGATCGCCAACAGCTCGTCACGCTCGGCTTCGTACTCTGCGGCGTACTCCCGCGCCAGAAGGCCACCATGACCATCGCGTTCGTTTATTTCGGCCTCTATGTGCCAACGGGTTGCACGCGCGTCGGCACGCCCCGCCATGAACGCGGTGAACTCGTTGGTTGTGAGATGTTCCATCATGCTGTCTCCGTTTCTTAGGCCCGACGATAGTTGCGCCACTCAGCAACGTGCTTCTGTAGTACGTCCTCGGGCTGGTGTTTCAGTTCAGCGTCGTAAATGGGCAGCACCAGAACGTCGTGTTCGTCGTTTTTGATGCCGCCATCAACGTAGGCTTGGTCTAGCGCGGCGAAGACTTTGAGGCGAAGGTTCATCATAGCGGTGCGTCCAACTGCTGAGCAGCATTGAACCTGCTTTGAAAGAATGCGGTGGTGCCGTCTGGCCACTTAATTCGCGAACCGTCAACTGGAACCGCGATCCATCCTTTGGAGCGAGAACCAACGATCCCAAGCAGCCGACCATCTTTGTCGTACACATGGTAGTCTTGAATGTTGGCGATCTGGTGAAAGCTAAAACCTGTCTGCATCATGTCATCTCCCTTTCTACTACACGCTCAACCCTACCCTGCCGCCCAGGGAATGTAAACCCCCTTTCTGTCCAGAACGCGACAAGATCCCACACATTCCCGGTGCCGCGCTCGCGCTTCCACAACGCCACACGCGAGCACCCGCTGGCCCGCGCGGTGTCCCCGGCAGTCATACCCGCCCGGCGGCGGGCGAGGCGGCACAAGAAACTGAGAGACGTGTAGTCGCCCTCTCTAGCAGTCGCCACAAGCATTCCGCGATGAGGCATCACACCGTTCCCTGCCAACGTATCGGGCACCGCCTGCTTGTCGTGCTCCATCGCTCGCCAGTCCGCTTGGCTCACACCATGATGCTCGGCCGCATCACCCACGCGAAATCCCATCAGTTCCCGATGCAAGTATAGCTTCTCCCCGTCGCTAATACGGGTCAAGTCGTAGTCAGGTGTTTGAGGACTTCCTGCCATCTATGCTTCTCCTTCTGCGACCATGCCAGCCGCGCGCGTTGCCAGTGTTCGTCGTACGTCAGCCCGCCCAGCGCATCCACGTCTTCGGGACCGTGGAGGAAGTACGCCCGCCCCACCTGGAGCAGCACGAACGCCCGCCGTCCCCGCCGCTTGATCCACGCTCGCTGCTGCGGCGTAAAGTGCGGAATTCTGACAGGCGTCGTTGTGCGGCGCGGGCGGGGCACTTTCTTCAGCTCGATCCAGAATTCCACGCCCCGGTAGCAGCCATTCACGTCGGGCGTGCCGGGGCACACGCTATTCTCCACCCGCATAAGGTCCGCCCGCCGTAGGTGCTTCCGCGTGGCTGCCCAGAGCGCGGCTTCAGACATCAGCGCGGCGCCACCACCCCAGTTTGATTCTGATAGCGCCCGCCGCTCCCGTAGTCCTTGTCGCAAGGCGACGAGGCGTAGAACAGGATCTGCGCGATCCCGCGACCGGGATACAGCTTGACGGGCAGTGGCGCGTGGTTAGTGATCTCTAGTGTGACCTGTCCGCGCCAACCCGGCTCTAGCACGGTGTTCTGCACCGCGATACCGAGCCGGGCATAAGTGGACTTGTCATGCACGATAGCGACCACGTTCGCCGGGATGTCTAGGGTCTCCACCGTGTGGGCGAGAACGAACGCACCGGGGGACATCACAAACCCGTCGTCAGGCCGCACCGTACTCCGCGCCAACTTACCGGAGTTATCCTGCGCTGGGTCTAGCAAGCCTTGGTGCATCCACTCAGCCACCTCATCCCCCAGCCGTACGTCATACCCATAACTCGACAACCCATAGCTCAGAAAGTCGCCTTGCTTTGTGCTCACGAACGGGTCAATCATACCTTCTTCAGCGCACATCTTGATGCGGTGGTCGGGCAGCGGTGCATTGTGCATGGAAACGATCATTTCACTTCTCCCCAGTTAGGTCCAGACTCACGGTCGGAGGCGATAGGCACCTCCAGGTTAAGGCACGTGTTCATGATGCGCTGCACTTCCTGGATCGCTTCCTCGCCTTCTTTGGTTGCTGGCCGAGAAAGCGCCAGTTCGTCATGCACGGTCAGCAGCGCGGGACCGAGCACCTTGTAGGCGTCGGAGCGCGCATACTGGCGCATAGCTTCTTTCATCAGGTCTGCCGCGCTGCCCTGTAGCAGCCGGTTCAGCGCACGGTAAACGTATGCCCGCCGCACGCCGCGCTCACCGTAGGTCTCCACGGCTTTCTCCCACAGCTGCGGGGTGCCTTCGCCGCGCTTGGGCTCCCAGAATGGGAAGCGCGCTTTCCGCCCCAACGTGGTGCGGATAAAGCCGCGCCGCCGCGCCCGGTCTTGCGCGACCTGATAGGTCTCCGGGACGAATGGTAACTCACGTTCGTACGTCTGGATGAAGTCACGGGCTTCGTTTTCGCTGACGCCCATTGTCAGGGCGATCTTGGGCGCCCCCGCCCCGTAAACCTTACCAAAGTTGACGTTCTTCACGCGCTTACGGACGAACTTGTCTTCCGGGTCCATCCCGCCGAACTCCGCGCACATCTTGTGGAAGTCGGCGTCCGGGTCGCTCGCATACCGCTCCCGCGCGGCCAGAGCCGAGCGTACCGCCGGGCCGGTGAACTGGTGCGAGCGAGCAATCTGAGCGGCAAAGTGAACCAGGAACCTGAACTCAATCTGCGACCAGTCCAGTGCCTCCCAGACCTCGCCTTCCTCGGGCAGGAACAAGCCCCGGATCATGGGTGCTAGTTCTTCGTCGCGGGCGGAAATTTGCTGGAGGTTCGGCTGCGTCGAACTGAATCTCCCGCTGATCGTCCCGCTGTCGTCACTGCGCAGCTGGTTGAACGTACAGTGAATACGCCCGTTGACCTGGTGCCCGAGCACGTGCCCCTGGATGAAGGTGTTGTCTACCTTGTCATATCGGCGCGCGTTTTGGATCGCTTTCACCAGCTCGTCCGCGTCGGTATGGGCTTCCAGCCAGTCTTTCTTGATGCTGTACTGCCCGGTTTTGCCAGTCCGCGGCAACTGGAACCCTCGCTCTTCTAGGGCAGGGCCAAGGCTTTCCGCTGCCCACAGGTCCAGGTGCTTGCCGCTAAGGCGCTTAATCTCCGCTTTCCAGTTGTCCCGTAGCCCGCGCACGTGTGCGCCGACCTGCTCTGCTTTCTCCACGTCAATGCGGACACCGCGCCGACGCATGCGCACCAGCTCGGGGATGAGGTCGCTCTCGCACCGGAACACCTCCATTAAACCCTGTTTCTCCAAATCTAAGATTTGGAGCTCCATAATCTTCAGCGGCAGCGCGGCGTCTTCCTCGGCGTAGGGGCCGACGTACTCGGGCGGCATGCGCCAGAGATTGGACTTGATGTCCTTCTGAGGGATGCCCAGCACATTGGCGGCTTGCTTCAGTAGCTCTTCATCCTTGCCCGCGCCAACGTACTCCTGTCCGAGAACCTCTAGGCGGTAGGTGAACCGGTACTCGTCCAGCAGCGGCTCGGCCACCTGCACGTCAAGAAATTGTGTGTCGGGCGTGAAGTCGATACCTTCCGACATTAAAAAGTCGATGTCGTATTGCAAGTTGGCGCCAACTATCTCCCCGGTAAACTTACCGAACTCCTCCGCGAGCCAGCCGAAGATCTGCCGGGGAAAAAGGTTGGACACCTTCGCCCCCGGTGCCTCGTGCCGGACGGGGTAGTACGCGCTGCCCCACCCCGGCACGTGCAGGCTGACCCCGACGATGTGTGAGCCTTCGCGCATACTGCCCGGTCCAAGGTCGCGCAGTTGCGGATCTTTGGTTTCCACGTCCAGGCCGATACGCCGTGCGCCGCTAAACCCCGGTAACTCGGCTGGCGGTTTCCAGTCGCTTTCCGGCGGGAACAGATCACCTTGCATCATCGCGACGCCCGATCCCCGTAGTGAACCTGCGCCAGCCAGTAGCGTCCGTTCTTGAACTCGTACTTCTTTTGGTCAACCGGTGCTAGGTCTTCATACTCCTTCGCCGTGCACTCACGCGGCAGTAACGGTGGGGTGCGGGATGCTGGCGGCAGCGTCTTCTCCGCGTTATCCCGGTGCGGCGTTTGTGCGCCGACCGCGCCGCGCGCTATCATCTCCGCTTCCACCAGCATCAGGTAACGGCGCAGATCACGGATGTCATCAATCACGCCTTCGGCCCGCTCGTCTTGCGCGATCGCGTCAAAGATGTCCCAGCCGTGCTTCTCAGCTCGCGCGTCGAGCCTATCCCATTTGCGCGCCAACATCATAAACGCGCCAACGCCGCCGCGCTTCTTCCAGCTGCCCGCGTAGCTCTTCTCTGCTTCCACGAGCCCTTCGGCGTCCTCGTTAGCAACATAGTTGATGTAGACGATGTGTTGGTCGTTGGTCATTGGTTGTCCTCCTTTTCAGAAAGGTAGCCGTATGCACGGCCTGGCCACACGGCGAGCGCTGTTTCGCCATCCTCTGCCACGACCGTCTCAATTTCTTCAGGCTCCATTTCGCAAACGCGCGGCATCCCGTCCGCGATAACATCGAAAGGTAGGTGAGCAGCCACAATCTCGCTTGCTCGACGGCAGGCAAGATGCTCACAGAATGAGACGGCGCGTGGTCCATCTTTGACAAGCGTTCGCCAATACGTTTTTCCCGGTTCAATTGACCCCATACAGCTATTACAGGTGTGACGTTTTCGGGCTGTGTGCTTTCTATCACTGATGATATCACTCATCTCTCATCCTCCCAGCAGTAGTTGACCGGCTTGTACGCTAGCCGCATGGATTCATTCACGAGTTCGCGGATAGCGTTTCCGCAGCCGTTGAGCGCGCCTCGCCACTCCGTCTCATCATCGTAAGCAAAGTCAGGAAGCCGACACGCCATGTCTCGCAGCGTCTTGCGTAGCCGCTGAAATGGCTTCTCTGCGTAGCGATTGCCCGCGTGGAGCTGGCTGGCGCAATACAGCAGCGCCTCGCCGTAGTCTGCCGCCTTCATCAGCAGTTTGAACATGTCATCGTCGCGAAACCTTGGAATTTGTTTCTGGTTGAACACCTCCGTTTCTGCCCTGTCTAGTTCTTCGTTCAGGTTTGGGTTAACCCACTTGGCCGGCGCGGGCGTGTCGCCAGTCAAGCGCTCTGCCGTGTCATGGTAAAGCAGCGCGCGGAGAAGTTCATCGGACACCTCACGCGGTAGATGCGGGCGGAACAACTGATCGGCCAGCATCATCGCTCCCCAGGTGTGCTGCCCGACTGATTGCGACGGAAACGGTTCCGTGTGGTAACGGCTGACCGCGCCTGATTCATACAGGTACATCACGGTGTTCATAGCAGATCCTCCAGCTCGCCCTGTGTCGTCTGTAGAGGCTTGCCCTTGGCGCTGGCCTCGGCGTGGCGCCGCGTCAGCCACTGCCCGACTGCAAGACGCCAGTCTTCCGCCCGACACCGCGAGAGGCAGCGCGCGGCCTTCTCAAACCTGTTCGGGTCCGCGTGCTTCTTCCACGAGCGGAACGTCGCCCAGAGCGGCTTGGCAACGTGATGGAAGAACGGGTCTTCAAACCCCACGGCCATCGGGTTCTCAAAGAACAGCGCCAGGTCGCGGTCCCAATCCTCACGGTCCACCTGCATCAGCGGGTAGGGCTTTACCTCGCCCGCGCTGTACGGCTCCCGCGCCGCCTTACGATAGCCATCCGCCGCGTCCCTCCAGAGATGGCGCAGTGGCGCCAGCGTGTCACGGTAGGCATGGAAGTTGTTGGACACCTGCCAGTACGTGCCGGTCTGGAGGCCGAGCCCGCGCGCCATGTATTCTTGGAGGATACTGAAGTGGACCGCGTTGGCCCCGTAAGCGCCCCAGATGATGTCGTTAGACCGGCAGCTAACCGTCATGTTCAGCTTGTCTGGCTCATCTTGTACGCCGCGCGACCGCCAGAAGAAAACGACATCGTTGCACGGCAGGTCTGCGCCGCACTCCTCCGGGTACAAGTCAGTTTTGGGATCCCAGATCGTCAAGACCGCGCGGCGGGTCCACGGTGCGTTCTTGAGCAACTCGTGGATCATCTCTAGCTGGTCCATCTGGAAGTGATAGCGCCAACGATGTCCGTAGGCACCATGGAATGTCACATCGTCATCGCTGAAGTTCTTCATGTTCTTGTTCAGGTCAGCGATGAAGTCCACATCGTTCCGCCCAGCGAGCATCCACAGAGACTCAAACAGGTGGAAGAACGGGTTGGCGTCCCGCGCCGCGTTGAACAGCACGCGCTCCTCGGGGGCACGGTACACCGTGGTCACGGGACCGGGCACCACTTTGACTTCACCCGCGCGCGACCGCTCCGGGATCCCGCAGGTTTCTAGCTGGCGGATACCTTCGGGCAGCGCTGCGTTGACGTTCCGCGCGTCGATAATCTTCATCCCTTCACTCCTTCTGCGTAGGCTTTCTTCCACTGGATCGTCACCTCGGTGCGCGTACCGAAGTCGCCACCCGTCTTGTTGCGCTTCTCCCGCAGCTTGACAAAACTCGGATGCAACTCTGCCAGCCGATGCGCGCTCTTCTCGTGAAGCTGGTGCGTGCGGTACGTGCTGCACCCGCCGGGTGCGTTGGTGCTCTTCTGCCCCTGAGCGAACTCGTAGATGTTGGCGTTAGGTCGCCCCGAGCGCAGTAACTGGAGCAGGATGTCGAAGTCCTCCATCACCTGCACCCGCTGATGCTCGCAAGCGAGGAACGGTTCAGTGTGGAACGCTAGCGCGCGAATGAGCCGCGTGTTCTCGGCGTAGGGTGCTTCAATCCTGTTGTTCCCTTCACGCGGGCTGATTCCGACCGCAGCGTACCCTGCCTTGAGAAACTCTTCAACCCGCGCTAGACATTCTTCCATGTCACCGGGTTGATCGGCGTTGCGCAAATAGACGCTGTTCTCTCGCCGCCGGTAGAACTGAACATCGTCGTCCAGCATCAGGAAGTATGGTTCACCCTGCCGAGCTGCGTGTTCTCCGATCCAGCGCCGCACGGCAGCGATGCCTTTTTCGGGGCAGGCGAGGACAGGCGCTTCGGTCTTCCGAGCATAGTTTGTGTGCTCTTCCGGAGGGACAACAAAACGTACTGGGTGTTCTAGGGGCATCCAGGCCAGTGTTCGATTATTGAACGAGCCGTACCGACCGAGCGAGGGGATGTAGACTGGGAGTGTCATCTGATCCTCCGTTTCTGTGTGGTTTACGTGTACGCGGGTACGCGCGATTTGTAAAGGGTTTTCGGGACACCTTCACCATTCAGTACGCGCTGGTGTTTGTCAAACTCGCAGAGACTGAACTGAATGTCGTGTAGGTTTAGGTGCGGGAAGCCAGCGGGCCACATATCGGGGTCATACTGAAGACCATGCAGGTCTTGCGTTGCGGGCAACCGCTCGTCAGTGCGCAACTTCCCGTAAATCCGCTCCAGGCCGCGCCGCGCACCCGGCCCGAACGGGGTCCAAGTGTCAATGTCGGTGGCATCTTCTAGGACTGGCGTTAGGATAGCGTCTTGAAGCACCTCCTTGGTGATAAAGCCGGTGCCGCCGAAACCCTTGTGCCCAACGAGCGTATTGAAAGCTGACTGCCACGAGCGTGTTTCTCTTGCTGTGTCCGCGACGTTAGAAGCGCCGATCCGGCCAATCGGATCAAGAAAGTAGTGCGGCACAACGTGGACCTTTGGTGCCTTGATCTGCGCGTTTGTTACCATGTACGCTCCGGTGAACACCCGCAACCCATCAGCCGCGCGCTCCCGCGCCACTTGTTCCACAGCGTCCGCGTCCCAGGAGTCAACGGTGAGCCAACCCAGCGCGTCCGCCATCTCAGCGGTGCCGAAATAGCGGTACACCGCGCAGTTCAGCACGATGTCTTCATAAGGCGCGTCGCGGTGCTGGTCGTAGATTGCCCTGAAGTGCCGCGTGGTGCGGTCATGCGCGCGCTTGACATTTGTGAACTTGTACTTGCGCAAGATCCAGTCGTCAGTCCAGGGCGGCGGCTCGCCGGCTTCCTTGCGCAGGAAGATGCGATACCGCTCGTGCATGTAAGCGTAGAAGGCGTCTTTCATGCCTTGACTCCTTGCTGTCGGGCGGCGCACTTGAGGCAGCGCGTGCGCAGGTCGCGCAGGGCCTCGTCAACGTGTGCGGTGTCGGGCTGACCGGGGTTTTCGGGGTCGTAGGTGTACGGTAGGAGTTGCTCCACGTCACCGGCTTGCGTCATTAGCGGCGAGTTGTGCTTCAGCCCGCGCCGCAGCATTTCGGCTGCCAGAGCGTCGTGGCGCGGCTTGAGCTCTTCGGGGAAGAACTGGTTGCGGCGCATGTAGCCGCCGAGGTTTTTACCCTTGCGCACCGCACCAAGGAACATGTGTGTCTCCACATGCTCGCCGAGCAGATGTTGCTGACACAGCAGCGCGGGCGGGACCATCCACATACGCATCACTCAGGCTCCTTGAGCGCGTAGTATCCGCAGATGCCGGTCATCGCGGCGAACAACGCCGCTGCTAGTGGGTCGCCGTAAGTGAACACAGCGGACAGGGTGGCTATGAAGCCGAAAATGGTGCCGAGTGCTGGCATCATTGGGCGCCCTCCTGCCATAGCGGGGTGCGATTGCGAGCCTGATAGCGTTGGTTACTTTCAGTTGTGTTCTGGCGGGCGCGCTCTCGGTTGCACATGGTCCGCGCCTTACCGGGTAGAACGCCGAGGATTTTACCGATCTCGGCGTAAGTCATGCCTTGCTCCCGAAGCTCTCGGGCGCGCTGCTCTATTTCAGTCGTCATTTTACATTCTCCACGAACGCGCCTGCCAGGCTGCCCGGCGCGGCGTCATTGATGGCGTAGATGCTGACGGGCTTGCCGGCGGGGAACTGCGCCGCTTTGGCGCGCGCCTCGTCAAGTGTGGTCGCCGTGTCGCGGCGGAACTTATCGCCCGCCGCGCTCGCGCGGCTAACGCCGACATGCTGGCGCAGGCTGTAGCGCGTAGCGTTGTTGATGATGTGCTGCTCGTCAGGTGTGCGCGTCATACGGGTGCTCCGTTTCTGGGGTGTAGGTTTAGCCTACCTGGCTGTGGTAGAGATGTAAACCCCTATTTTCACGCCAGCCGCTCTTTACGCGGCGAGTTGCTGTACCGGGCAACCTTCTCCCCGTTGATCCAGACCTCGCCGTACTGGTTAATAAAACCTTTACCGCCCGGCCCGGTCATCACGACGCGCGCGGGCTTGGGCGCATTGTCATCAACCGTAAAGCCCTCCGCTGCCATGTGTTTGTAGGCACGGTAGAACGCGGTGATCCGGGCGGCGCTTTCATCCACCTTCAGCTTCGCCGGCTGCCCCGCGCCGCGCTCGCCGGTGTAGGTGACGAGGTCATCTAGCTTGCGCAGCATTGGCTCGCGAACGTTGGCGGGCACGTATCCGAGCGCCAAGATGAAGCCGAGCACCTGACGGACGTAAACGTGGATTGACTCGGGCTGCACTTCGCTGGCCGTGTCAGCCGCCGGCTCAACCGCCACCGC